GGGGGGGGGGGGCCCCCCCCCACGGCCGGCGCTTGCGGCGCCACCGGTCCAACGATTTGCGCCTGCGCCGGCGTGGCGGTCAGGGCCGGTGCGTCGGCCACCGGAGGCGCCGCAATTGCCGCCCGGCCGGCCGGTGGCGCCAGCGTCGCCGCCTCGGTCTTCGGCAATCGCACCGTTCCGGCCGGGAACCCTTGCAGCGTTCCTGGAATGACGTAGCCGACTTCGCCCGCTGGCGACGGTTCGCCGCCTGGCCCCCGCGCCGGCACGCCGCCGGTGGCCGGCAGATTTGGGTCGCCGGGGCCGCCGGAGCGCGGGCCGCTGGGTGGCGCCGAGACTTTGCCGTCGCTCCATTTCACGGAGCCGTCCGGCATCCGCCAGCCCTCGCGCAGCGTCGGCATTCCGGTGTCAGGGTCCGTTCCCTCTTGCGTAAATCGTTCCGGTCGGTCGCTGCGCGTTTCCTGGCGCCGCCGGTAGTCCTCGTTGCGCTCCCGCTCCGCCTGCAAATCCTGATGCGCCTGTTCCCGCGCCGCGTCCTCGGCGGCTGCGCGGCTGCGCTGGAACGGCGAGCCCTCAAGCGCTGCGTGCTGCCGCAATGCCTGCAAGCCGCCCTCGAGATCGCCCGCTCTGAGCAGCGTTTGTCCGAGCGCCGCCAGGTCGGAGTTTTGCCCAAACGTGGCCAGCGCATTCTCGCGCGCCGTGTCGATGGCGGCTTGCCGGTCGCGCTTGACGCCGCGGTCGTAGGACTCCCCAAGCCGTCCGAGCGGCGCAAAGTCCACAAGGGGCGGGCCGAAATTGAGCACCATCGTCGTCGCTCCTTATGCGAACGCCTTGGAGATCTTGTTGGCGTTGCTCGCCAGAATGTCGGCAATCTGAATGCCGGCGTTCCAAGTGTTTTGATTGGCCGTCTGGCCCGCCATCAGCCCGGCCTGGCCCTGGCCGGTAATCGCCGCATTCTCGGCGCCGGTGACGTTCGACAGATTGCGCGAGAGATCGCTGTAAAGCCCGGCTTGCTTGGTGCCGAGCCCGCTCGCCAGCGACGCCAGCGCGCCGCCGTAGCCGGTCGCCATCCCCGCCTGATCCTTGCCCCAGCCGCTCGTCAGCCCCGCCATGTCCTTCTGCGTGCCGGCCACTGAGGCGCCGATGCCGCCTTGCAGCCCCGCCCGTTGCTGCGCAATGCCGGTCGCCAGATTGAGATAGGGCGACAGCCGGTTCATGTAGTTGCCCCATTCCTGGTTGGCGAGATTGGACCCGAGCCGCGACAGCGAATCCATCGTGTTGCCCGAGGCCGCCATACCGGCCGCGCCGGCGCCGCGGGTCGCCGCGTTGACCGCCTCGTCGCGGGCAAAGCCGTAACCCGGACCGGTCTGAAAGTTCTGCCGCGCCCGCGCCTGTCCGGCAGCGCCGTTGGCGCCCGCCGCATCGCCATAGGCCGAATAGCCGGCATTGGCCCCGGCGAGCACCGGGTTGTACATGGCATCGGCCGACGCCCCGTAAGCGCGATAGGTGTCCTGCGCGCCGGCGAGATTGGCGTAGCCGCCTTGCAAGCCCTGCGTGAGCGCCGATTGCGCCCCGTAATTGCCACCGTAAAGATCCGAGCGGGCTTGCAGGTCGCCGGCCCCCAAGGCGGCGAGGCTCTGTTCGGCGCCGGTGCCGAGATAGCGGCGCTGTTGATCGGCGCCGGCCTGCGTGTTTTGCGCCGACCAGATTGCCGTATTGCGCCCGCTCTCGCCCGAAAAGATGTCCCAAATGCCCATGACCTAAAAATCCTTCCGGCAATCAGCCGACCGCCTCGAGCGCCGCCACCCGGGCGCGCAAGGCTTTGATTTCCTGCAACAGCAGCGGCACGAATTTCGAGTAATCGGCAGACCAGGTGTCGGCGCTCTCATCGTGGAAGATCGCTTCCGGAAAGACCGCGACAGCATCCTGCGCGATGACGCCGTGGCCGCGTGCCTCCTGGCCCTTCCACTGAAAATCGTAGACCTCCAGCGCGTCGATGACCGGCCCGGCGTCGAAACTTTGGCGGTCCTCCTTGAGGCGGCCGTCCGACGACGTGTTGTAGGCCGTCGTCGCGGCGTTGGCGACGGTGATCGAGCCGCACGAGACGCCGGTCTGATACATGGCGATCAGCGTGCCGTTGCCGCCGTTGCGATTGAAATGCCCCGCCACGGCGGCATTCTCGGAAATCAGCCCGCTTGCGGTGTCGTAGCTAAGCCCGGCAACATTGTTGATGGTGCCGATGCCGTTGCTATGCGCGATGACGAGCTGGCCAAGGTTGGCAATGCCGCTCATCGTCACCGCCGTGCCGGCCAATGGCCCGGTCATGGTATCGCCGGCAGTATTCACATAGCGCAGGTCGGCATCGGCTTGCGTGAGGCCGCCGAGCGTCGTCAGCATGGCCGCCGTGGTCGTGTCGTCGAGGACGGTCTTGGCGGCGGCCGTCACCACCGCCGAATCGAAGAGCCATGTGGCGCCGCCACCGCTGACAATGATGTCGCCTTTGTCGCCGTCCGTCACGCCGCCGCTCGCGGCATTGATGGTAAGGCTGCCGGCGGCATCGTTGTAGTTGAGCGTCACGTTGCTGCCGGCGACCAGCAGCGCCCCGACGCGGTCGTCAACGGCTTCCGGAAAATCCGTGACCTGGCTGGCCGTATGGGTATGGCTGGCCGGTGCATACGAGGTGCCGGCGGTCGTAATCGCGCCTGCCACAAACTGCGTCGTCGCAATCGAGGTGTCGTTGTCGCCCGCGGTCGGCGTTGGCGCTTTCGGATCGCCGGTAAAAACCGGGCTGGCCAGCGGCGCCTTGAGGTCGAGCGCGGTTTGCTGCGCCGTTGAGATCGGCTTGGCCGTGTCTGCGGTGTTGTCGACGCTGCCGAGACCGACATCGTTCTTCGACAACGTCGCCCAGGCGCCTGAACCCGCGGCCGACCCCGCCTTGAGGACCATGCCGTTCGAACCGGTGCCGGTCGAGGGAACGTGCAGATTCCCGTCGCCGGTCGGATGAACATAGAAATTCGCGCTGGCTGCGATGCCGTCGAGCTTGGTCTTGTCGGCGCCGGTCATGAAGCCAGCCGCGCCGGCCGCGATGACGTTGGCGTGCACGTGGCTTAGAACCGAATAGAGGCTATCGGTGTCGGCCTTGGTCGGAATCGAGGTCCCGGCCGCGATACCGACAGCGCGTTTCGCGAAGGTGTCCGTGCCGGTCTGTTCGAGCAATCCTGTGGTGGTGTTGAGCCCGGCCAACGCCGTCAGGGTGGCATCGAGTGCCTGCTTGCCGTCGAGCGCCGCCTGCAAGCCGGTGGTGTCGGAGATAACGTGGACGTGCGCTGACGGCGGAAAGCTCGCGGGCGGGTTGGTGATGTCGGCCCACAGATGCGTATGGACCAGCGCCGCCTTGCCGTTGAGTGCGGTTTGCGTGGCCGTCGAGACCGGCTTTGCGGCATCCGTCGTGTTGTCGACGTTGGCGAGGCCGACAGCTGTCTTGTCGAGGGTCACAAAAGTCTTGTCGCCGCGCCAGTATTGCGCCGTCGTCCCGGCCGTGATGAACGGCTGACCGGCGACCCAAGCGCCGGGCGAGCGCAGGCTGTTGGCGGTGACCGTGTCGGCAATGCCGCCGCCGGACGGCGGATTGATCCATTGCGTGTTGTAGTTGGTGGCGTCGATCTTCGCGAGCAGTTGCCCGGTCGTGCCGCCGGTCGCAACGCCGGGTCCTGCGGGGCCTTGACTACCGGTCGCTCCGGGCGTTCCCGGAACACCTTGGCTACCTGTCGAACCCGTGTCGCCCTTGACGCCTTGTGGGCCTTGGCTGCCTGTCGCGCCGGCTGCTCCCTGTGGCCCGGCCGGTCCTGTGGGGCCAGGAGTGCCCGCCTTCCAGGTCTTATCGCCGGCCAAGAAGTAAGCCGGATTGCCGGCCGCGATCGCCGGCTCCTTGCCGTTGAAGGCCGACCAGTTTGCCGCCGTCAGATGGCCGCTTTGCGTACTCGAGGCGGCCGGCATGGCGACCGTGACCGAGCCCGCCGCCATGGCTTCCGGCGCCGCGAGCAGCGCCGTGCCGGTCACCACCACGGGCGGCGTGCCGGTGACATCGCTCACCCCGCCGCCGCCACCGCCGCCGCCGCCCGCCGTCTCTTCGTCCCAGCGCAAAAAGCGTTGCAGCCATTCCCACCAGATCGAGGTCAGTTGCCCGGTCGTCGGCGTGGCAATCGGCACATCGAAATCGGGCATCGGCGGCGGTTTGGTCACGTCGGTCGCGCCTCGACTTCCATCGTCCCGCCGAAGAACAGAAACGGCACCGGGTCGGCGATGTCGATGCGCCAGCGCCGCCCGACCTTGCTGGTCAGCCCGGTGCGATTGACGCGCACGTCCCAGCCGAATTCGCCCTGCCGGCCGAGGGTCCGCCGAAGCGGCCGTGACCAGGTGCCGCCACCGTTGTCGGACCACGAGATCGAGACCACCGGATCGGTTTGGATCGGATCGAGCCCGTCAGCAATGCCGACGCCCTGCCCGAACGAAAAATCCGCCCGCGAGACCGCCAGCCATTGCGGAAAGGCTTTCATGTTTTTGGATTCGATCCGGCACGGCAGTTCGTCGTGGTGTTCGCTTTGCGCCGTGGCGTCGAGGGTCCGCAATTCCGTCGTGCCGGCATCGCCGACGAGCCATTTGCCGAACGCATGGATGGTGCGATGGCCGCGCCAGGTCAAAAATTCCTTCGACTGGCGCTCATGCCATTGTCCCGACGACGTGTTGAACTCCCAACAGCGCTCCGCCGGTGTCGCGCCGTTGCCTTTGATGCCCCAAATCGAATGGCCCAAAAAGGTATACACGTAGGCGGTCAAGTCGGTCGGATCGGGCTGCATCGCGATAAAGCGCTCGACCGCCCGCGTCGACACGATTTTTGGCTCGTAGCCGGCGAACTGCCGCACTGTGCCGTCGGAAGCGACAAACAACGGCATGCCGTCCCAGCCGTCCGTCTCGTTGCCGCCGGCCGCCGCAAAGGTGCCGATCAGGCCGACCGGAATGACCGCCGATCGGGCCAAGGGGAAGGGGCTGGCGCCGACGTTCTGATAGACCTCGGTCGACGCCTGCCCCATCGCAAACAGTTGCCGCCCGGCAACGATGCCGCGCAACAGTCCGTCCGGGTTCGATTCGGCCGTCGTGAACGACAGCGGATCGATGACCACATCGTTGAGCCCGGTCGCGTAAATCCGCCCGCTCAGATAGGTAAAAAACAGGTAGCCGTCCATGTGGCAGACGCTGGTCGGCGGCGACGACGGCAGACTCAACGCCGACACCGTCGTCGGCGTCACTTCATAGGCACCGTTGGCGGTCACCACCACGACATCGCGCGGCGGCGATGCCTGTTGGTTGTTTTTGGCCCAGGTGACGCGGTCGACCCCCGACAAGGCGCCCGAGAGCGTCGTTACCGTGCCGTCCGGCGCAATGCGCACGACGACATCCTCATAGGCGCCATAGACAAAACCGTCGGCCTCGATGAAGCCGCGCGGATGGCGCACCCCGACATCGGTAAAGAAGCGCGTCCCAGGGACACGCTTCCACACCGCTTGCTCTTTTTCCTGCTCGAGGAAGACGTTCAACAGCCGGCCTTGTGCTTCCGCGACGTGGCCGTCGAACTGCTCCGGAAGCGAGGAGGTCGGGAAATCGATCGGCGTTGTCGGCATCGAAGCGACCCCGGATTGTGGCTAGTAGTAGACCGCGCGTTGAGGTCCGTACAAAGGCTTGCCGACCCACGTCAGGCGCAGCCGGTTGTTGAGGCTGTTGATCACCGCTGGTTCAACGGCGCCGAGCCCAAAGTCCGCCGAGACGTCGGCCGCCAGGCGGTTGGCCAGGGGTAGGAAAATGATGTCGGGGATGGCCTCGACATCAGCCACGAAGATCACCTCTTGCTGCGCCAATTCCTCTAGCAGCGGCATCAGATGATCGCGCAACAGCTGCGCATCCTCGGCCGAGGGATCTTGCCCAGCGCCGACCCGTTGCAGGCGTTCGAGCGCCGAAGTGATCAGGTTCAGCGACGTTTTCGGCATTACGCTGACTCGTCCCAATCCGCGACGGCGGGATCGGTCGGCGGCGTCGCTGACGTGTCGGCCGGTTCGCCCTCGGAGCTCTCTCCGGGCTGAGCATCGTCTTTGCCGGCGATATTGCCGCCCGAATAGCCCGACTTGGCGTGAATGCGATCCTCGCGCTTTTTCGCCTTCTTCTGATCTTTCAAGCCGGTTTCGGGTTTCTTGCCCTCTTCCTCTTCCTCGTCGTCGACCGGGCGGTACTTTTGCTTTTTCGCCTCTTCATCGCGCTTCTTCTTTTCGTCCTCACGCGCCTTGGCGTTGGCTTCCTTGGTTTCCTTGACTTGCCTTTCGGCGAGCGTCTCGGCGTCGTCGGGAGCGTCCTCAAAACCCTCTTGCTGCTTAAGCTTCTGCGCGTGCGTCTCGTCCTTGACCTCGCTCACCTCGCCGCGATCGAAGCGTTGCCCATAATGATAGATCGTCGCCGGCGACTCGACGCCTTCGATGCCGACATACTTGAACTTGGCCATAGCCTTCACCTTCGCTGAAACTGCGGGGGACGCGGGACGCCGTGATGGAAGCGCCCCGCGCCGTTGCATAACAACTAGAAATCTTTATTCCTATAGTAGACAAGGCAAGAAATCGTTCCCGCCGCGAAGGTGGCTGCGGCGGCGACCACCGTGGCTTGAATGATCGTCTCGCGGTTGAAGGTCTTGGGCCCGCCAGTGATCAGGTCGCCGCCGAGCGGATATTGGTAGCCGTTCTCGGCCTTGATGCCGGCCACCGTGTCGGTCGACATGACGCCAAAGGCGCCAAGTCCGGCGACGCTTGCCGTATCCTCGCCGTTGGCCGCCCAGCCGAGCGACAGGTTGAGCGTTTCGGCGGCGTTGGTGTCGAGATCGCCGGAATAGAGCATTCCGCCGATGACGGTCGAATAGGCCGGCACCCGGCAGAGCTGCCAGATGTCATTGGCGGTCGGATTGGCCGTGATGGCGAGCGTGCCGACCGAGGCGCAGACCACGCCGGCAATGGCCGGCTTGGCGAGCGGGTACGTGTCAGCGGCTTGTAGGGAGGTGAGGGTAGCCATGTTGTGTCCTTTGCGTTGTTCAGGAAATCAGGAAAGGCCCGCTTTGCTGACAACTATGCGGAAGGCACAGCGGCAAACCACCCCGTCACGACAGAGTTGTCCTTGAGCGTATCGGTGTCGGCCGTACCCGTGCCGAATTGCAGTTTCCTGACGCCCATGATGCCCTCGATGGCGATGCCGTACTTGTCGCCATAGTCGAACTCCTTGGTGATGGTGCGCCAGCGCTTGCCGTAGGCCAGACCGACCGCCTGCGCGCCGCAGAAGAACACCGGCGAGACCTCGATACCGCTGGAATAGAAGCCGATGTCGGGCACTTCCTTGATGACCACGCCGTCCCACAAAAGGTCGCCGCCCTCGAAAAGCCGATTGTTCTCGACCTCGAGCGAGACTTCGCGCTGCGCCTGCATCATGGACGCGTTGGTTTTCAGATCGCGCATCGCCCGCGTGTTGGCATACAGCACGTAGTAGCGCCGACCCTTGGTCTTCTCGACCCGGATTGGCGCAATTTTGGGATCGCACGTCAGCGCGATTTCCTTCATCAGCGACACGGCTTGCGGCGTCAGTTTGTCGGCCGTGTTGTCGACTTGCGCGAGCGCCGCGGCATAGGTCGCGGTGGCCTGCACGGCGCCGCGATTGGACACCGCCGCGCCAAACAGCACACGGTCGAAGTTATTGCGCAGCCAGGTATCACGCTGTGCAACGCTGGCGTCTTCGTAGCGCACGCCGTCGACCGAGAGCAGTTGATTGGTGACGAGCCGCTCCGTGTCTTTCATCGCCCAATCCTTGAGCGTTGAGCGACCGGCGTCGCGCAGATCGATCGCCGACTTGATTTCCTCCATTTCGGCAATCCGCACGGCATTGCGGCGCTTGTCGATGAAGATGCGCTGCGAGCGCGAGGACATATCTTCCTCGTTGCCCTCGAGCATGTTCGAGCCAGTAATGGCTTGCTGCTTGAGCCGGTTGACAAGCGCGATGGTCGTCGAATCGCCCTTGCCCTTGCCCAAGACTTCCTTGACTTGGATGACCGAATTTTCATCCGATCCCATGCTCTCCGAGTAACGGTTTTCGGTGAGGTATTCCTTGAAAAACGAGTCTTCCCAGCGCTGGACCCGTAGGCCCGTGGCGGCGAAAGTATCGGCCATGTCGGCCACCTGTTCTTAAATGCTTCCGCCGACCTCATCGGGCTGCTCGGGCTGCTCTTCGCAGCCATGTGCAGCCCTATCTGTCGGCGAAAATGTCCTTGAGTGGCGTTGGCCCAGACCAGGCCGCGCCGTTTCGGGAGCCGACGTTGCGCGCCGTGCTCAAATTGGAAGGCATGGCGGTCGCCGGCCGGTCGCGGGTCGTCGCCGCGCTTGGCTCGTCGGTCACTCTGCCGTTCCGGAGTTCGTCGAGATACTCGGCCCGAATTTTTGCCTTATAGGCTTCAAGATCAGAGCCGACTTCGTTCAATGCCGTCTTTTGCTTGTGCCACTGCACCATCGCTTCGTACTGGTCAGGCGACCGCATGATGCGCTGATAGTCGATGGCCCATTGCGGATCGCTTTCACGCGCCGTCGCTAACGCCTGATAGGCCGATTTGACGGTGTCCTCGCCATGACGAGTGATCGCAAATTGGCTTTGCATGGCTTCGCGCTGGCGTTGGAACTCGGCTTGAATGGCGCCGCGTTCCTGGTTGATGCGCGATTCCAAGCGCTGGTCGACCGTGCCCAACGGGTTGTCCCAGTCGAACTCGGGCGGCGGTTGCGGTGGCGCTTGCGGCGCTTGCTGACGCTGTTGCAGGACGGCGCTGGTCAAGTCGGCGATCTGCCGGCGAAGGTCGACGACCTCTTCGGTGTAGCGCTTGGACTTTTGCCGTTCCGCCTTAAGGGCCTGGTACGGAACCGGACCGCGTTCGCTCTCGGCCTCGTCGCTGTCGTCGTCGTCCGGTTCACGCTCGTCCGGTTCGCGTTGCAGCGGCGGCTTGTCGGCTTCGTCGCGTTCAGGCCGCGGCCTTTGCTCCGCATAATCGACCGGGATCGGCGTCTCCTGCGGCGCAGGCGAATCGCTATCGCGGGCGTTGAGGATTTCCTCAGCACTTGGCATTGCAGTGTTTCCTTTTGACTGATGCGCTCAGTGGAGCGAAGCGCCCGTGCGGCGGCGGCCCGTGGGGCTGCGAAGTGCAGCCTTTCGCGCCCGTTCAGGCTGCGCTATGCAGCCCACGGCGGCGACCCGGTGGTTCAAACGGAGCCTAGGAACCGAGAAGCAAAAGCAACAAATCCTCTTCCTCGGCATCTTCGTCGTGAATGGCGGACAGCGTCGTCAAAGTTTCCGGCGCCGGCTTGAGCGGCGGTCGCTCGAGCATCAGCGCGATCATTGCCTTGCGCTCTTTCTCGAATTCGTGGCGGCGCTCGCGCGCTACCTTGCCACGCCGCGCCAAGGCTTTTGAGGTCGCACCGGGCCCGATCGGAATGGCGCCAGCGTCGGCCGCTGCGCCAGCCATCGAGCCGCCGGTCGCAATCATCACGCCGACCGAGCGCGCAATCGCCGCCGAGACCGCGCTCGCGGTGCCCAAGCCGGTGCCGGCAATCTGGCCAGCGGCAAAGACCGTGGCGCGCCCGCTGGCCAGCGCCTGGCCGCTGCCGAGCATGGCGCCGACGCCGGCAAACAGCGCCATGCCGACGGCCGTTGCCGCACCGCTGCCCGTCATCGCGCCGACGCTGCCTTCGATCGGCCAAGCCCCCGGCGTCGTCAGGATTTGCAGCTGCGCGTCCGAAACCGCGATGTTCTGATACTGGATGCGGCGGATGTGGCCGTTCAGGTAGTTCGCGGCGGCCCCCGAGCCAATCCGCAATTGCGTTGGCGTCGGCATCGTCGCGCCGGTATCGACGACGACCGTACCGCCATTGAGGCAAGCCGCGATATCGTTCAGAGCATACGACCCGCCGAGCTTGTAAACGGTATTGGCTAAGAGCGTCCCACCGGGACTTATGCTCGCTTGTTGGACGTTATTGTCCACCACTCGCATAGTCGCCGTCGCGGATATCTCATGGAGCGAAATAAGCTCTTGCGTCGTGGCATTGTCGGCTTGCAGAACGATCTGGCTGCCGAGTGGATTGTTGGGTCGAAATTCCACGAACTCAGCAACGAGCGTCCCGGCGGGCTGGTTGTACCAGGACGAGAAATTCGCGCCGGTCATGACCGCGATGTCGGCCTGACGCGCGATGCTGCCAGAACCTGCGGTGGGGATGTATGAACTCGCAAACGTGGCAGACAGCTCGCCCTGAGCGCCCCAAACGTAAGCGGTTCGCCCTACGGTGACCGCAGCGCTGCTATTGCCGTCACTCAAGCCGACCGTAAGGGGCTCTGTTCCAGTGTCACCAACATCGGAAATCCGACAGCGGTACCAGCCATTGCCGACGCTTTCGATAGCCGCGCTGGTCAGTCCTGCCTCGACCGTTCCGACTGTTCCCGCCGCAAGATTGAACCACGCTCGTGGCAAAAGAAGATCTTGGCCGACCATGTAGATCCAGTCGGACGTCCCTTTCTTGGCAAAGACACTGTGGACGTAATTGACGCCTGCACCCGCACCCGTGCTCGTCTGCGTGATCGTTGCCGTTGTCGCCGAGGCCGTGATCAGGTCTGCCGTCGTCGTGCCATCAGGAGCCGCCGTCGCATCTGCCGTCACCGTCAACCCGGTTTTCACCCAGGCGGCGTCGTTGAACTCCTGCGACCGGCTCTCAATGTTTGTCCGCGCCTCCTCGATCAGCAGCCCGCGCGGCGCGTGCGTGACCGGGTCGTAGTCGAAGCGCGGCGCCCCGACAATGGCGGTCGTCGTCGGGAGGTAGGCGCGGGGCGAAGTTTCAGTCGTCACGTTTTCGACCTGAGCACCCCATATAAAAATATCGCCAGGGCTGGTGCAGTTCAGATCGTTGTCAGCCTCACCTACGCGCATGTAAATGGCATTGGAATTGAAGTTACAAACTCCCCAGCAACGCCACCACCCATTGCCGGCGTCGGCGATACCGCTCGAAATCCAAGTCACGGCATCGCGCGCACCAACGGTGCCCGTGGCGAGGTTGAAGTAGCAATAGCGTTGACCACTGAAGTTGGTGCCTAGCTGCAAAAAGTTTTTCGTCCCTTTCTTGGCGTAAACGCTTACGACCGCGCGATTGATGACGGTCGCGGCAAAGGTCTGGCTGATGCCACCACCGATAACTGTTCCAGCCGTCGTATGGTTGAGCCTGTCCGCCGTCGTCGTGCCATCCGGTGCTGTCGTGGCGTTTGCCGTGACCGTGCCGCCTCCGGCACTGCTCCACAACGTCGCAAAATCCTCCGACCACCAGATATTATTCTGTCCCGCGTACTTCAGCACCCCGGCGCTGTCATAGTAGGTCGCCAGCGAGGCGCGGCTGAAGGTGATGCGCGGATCGAGGGTCCCGGTCGTGAAATCGAGATCGAGCGTCGTCGCCATGCGCTAATCCAGGGTGATCGTCGAGGCAGTGGTCAGAATCGGCGTCACCCCGCTGGCAACGGAAATGGTCGGGGTCACCGTTCCCGACCACCACAGGTTGCCAGCCCCTGATAACGCCGTACCGATCGACCAATGGGTCACCAGCGCCGTGCCGCTCGTCGCCGCCGGAAAGGTGATATTGGCAACCGGCGATACCGAATTGCCGGTAATGATCCAGCCGCCTGGCGTGCGCGGCACGCCAATCCGTGCATAAGCGCCATAACTGGCCTCGCTCGTCATCTGGGTGCCGGCATCGCCCGGATCGGAAGTATGCAGCGCCACGTAAATCGTCGACACGGGCGAGGCACCGGCATTGTCGGCAACGTTGGCGATCGACACCGCCTGAAAGTACAGTTTCAGAATGTCGCTCTCGGTGTTGTCGGCAATCGTCATCGTTTCGGCCCCTGTCGTTGCGCGCGTGTCTTGCGCAGTTGGTTGAGTTCCTTGGCGACCGTCTCGCGATGCTGCCGGTTGCCGTCGTCGACCGCCTTGATGGTCTGCCCGAGCGATTGCATGGCCTGCGTCATCGCCGCAAACTGCCGCTCGAGGCGCGCCGCGACATCCTCGCCGCCGGGCTTAAGCGGCGCCTGCTGGTGCGCCTTTTGCTGCGCCGCAAAGCCGGCAAGCCGCATCTTTTGGCCCGCCTGCGCTTGTTGCAATTGACCTTTGCGCAACTCGCTTTGCTCGTCGATGTGTGACTGCCGCGCTGCAAATTGCATCTCTTGGCCGTGCTCCCTCCGCTTCGCTTCGATCGCCAGCTCCGCCTCTTGCGCCTGCATCGCCATCTTTTGCTGATGCTCCTCGGCCTCAAACGCCAACCGTTGCTGATGCTCCTGCATCTTGGCCTGGGCCAGCATTTGCTGCATCTCAGCCTGCATCGCGAGCTTCTGCTGCTCCGGCGATGGCGGCGGCCCTTGCTGCTGCGCCTGTTGCTTGCGCTGCAACATGCGCTCGACAATCTGCTCCTTGTTGCGGATGTTCGGGGCCGCCTGGATGAGATCCTCGAACGCGATCTCGTTGTTGACGTCGACTTTTTTGAGCTCGACCAGCGCCTGCCATTGCTCGATCTGCGGCGCCACCACATCGGAGACGTCGTCGATGTAAATATCGACCTGCGCCTGCGCGAGCGCATTCTCAATGCGTTGCTGGCCAGTCGCCGGATCAATGTCCGGGATCTCGATCACCTCGCCGGTCGGCAGCGGCAATTTGGTGGTCGCTGGCTTGTTGATTGCCGCAAACCGGATGTTGCGCTCGTCGTCGGTGATCCTGATCCATTTTTGCCCGGTCCAGTATTGCCGAATGCGGTTCCAGACCATCCGATAAACGCGCTTGTCGAAATAGCGCAGCTCGTCGAGCAGATCGCCCATCTCGATCATGCCGCCCTGCTGCGACGCCATGATCGCCCGGCCACTGGCGCTCTCGCCGGCCTCGCCTTGCATCGAGGCATTCGGGCCCATCATGTCGATTTCGGCCTTGGCCTCCTGCAACAGCTGAATGTGCCCGGCCGCCAGGTCGACGCGCTCGCGAAACTGAAAGCGCTGCTCGGCGAGCCCGCCCGGCGCGACCTTGATGACGCCGTCCGGACGGGCCGCCTCGGCGCGCGCCTTCTCGAGATCGTCGACAACCCCCTCCTCGTAGAGAATTTGGTTGGAGTTCAGGAGGTGCAGCGCCTTCGACCGGCGCTTGTTGATTTCATCTTGCGGCGAGATCATCTCACGTACTGCGCCAAAGCGATTGCCCTCGAGATCGCAGTACGCCGATTGCGCGACCATGCCCGGCTCACTGTCGCCGTCGTCGGTCACAAACGGCGACTTGCCGTCGTTGAGAATGCCGCCCTTGGTGAACTCGGCGAAATACCATGCGTCGCCCGACTTGCCGCCGCCCTGCTTGATCCACATTTGCACGACGCGCAGCCGCTTGCGCTTGCGATCAGCCCAGACCTGATAGCTCGGCTTGTCGTCATAGGTGTCGGAATAGGTCGACGAGACAATCGTCGCATCGAGCGCCTCCTGGCCGTCCGGCCAGCGCGCCAGCGCGTCCTCATAGTCCATCCACCACACGCCGCCGAAATAGGTCGCGTCGGAAAAATCGTTTTCGAGCGAGTGCGGATCGTGGAAAAACCGGTCCCAGCGAAACCGTCTTATCTCGATGCAAATCTCGTTGGCATCGCCGGCATAACTGTCATCGTAGCCCTTCACCGACACGTCAACGGCGCCAATCCCCTCGATCAGCATGTTGCGCCAGACCGCCGAGCGCGTCATCTTGAAGTCGGTGTCGTCGATGACGTAGTTCAGAGCGTCGGTGCAGGCTTCCGCGTCCTGTTCGTGCTTCGGCGTCCGCGGCAAGGCCCGCGGCTTGGTCCGTTGCTGCTTTTCCAGCCCAACCAGAAAGTCGATCTTGCGCTTGATCCGGTTGATGATCACCGCCGGCTGGCCGCGCTGCTCCAATTCCTTGATCTGCGCTTGCGTGAGCTGATCGTTATCAACGTACTTCCGGTCGCGTTCGCTCAGTTGCCGCGCCTCATAGGAGGCTTCCTCGCTCTCCTCGAACCGCCGCACCAGTGCCGTCAGGCCAAGCGGGTCGTCCTCGTCGTCGCGGATGTCACGACCGTCCTTGTTGTCGACGACGAGCGAAAGCGGCATTGTCTTGTCCTATGTCCACACCCAACGAAGCGCGCGACGGGGCAATCATCGCTGGCTTTCGCGATGGGAAACGTTATTGCGATCCTGGTGAGGAATACGGCGTCAGCGGCCAGCGAATTACCCAGATCATCTGGAAGGAAGTCCGCCGTCTCGACCTCTATGAGCAACTGCCCGAGAGCCCAACCCATGACCGACAATCACGAGCTGATCTTCGATCCTGAACTCCCTGCCTCACCGGAAGAGGACATGATCGCAGCCGCCCTTATCGGGCGGTTGCACGCCCGCATCGAAAGGCTTGAGGCCCGTGTGCGCCGGTTAACCTTCGAACGCGATACAGAACGATCCTCCTGCCATATGCTTCGCGACCTCCTCGATAAGGAACGCGAGCAACGCCCCAAAAGCGACTAAACCCTAAACCGTCTGCCAGCTCGTCGCCGCCGGCTTCTCATCGTCCCAGGCATCACGGCGCTTGAACGGAACCACGTTGGTCTTGGCCGGCGCATGCATCTTGTCGAGCAACTGCCCAACCAACCCAAGCGCGTCCGCGCAATCATCGTGCGTCCCAACCGGAAACCTCAGAAGCTCATCAATCAGATCAGCGCGGTAGCTCGCCTGGCGCAGAATTCTGAGACCCTGCATCGCCATGCGGCCCCGTATCGACTGCGCCCGTACCGCCTTGTCATGCCGCGTCGGAAATTGCTCCCGAACCGTATAAGCCTGCCGCTCGCGCATCCGCTTGACCAAAAACGGACCAACACCAGACTTGATCTGCCCGCTCTCCTCCGCCCAGGCCATCGGCCGCCACTTGCGGACAAGGTCGCAGTACGCCTCAACCCACTCGTCCGAACTCGCCTGCCGCCGCCACAGGTCGAGGAGATACAGATTATGCTCCTCGTCCAAACCAATCACCACATGAACCGTAAAGTCGCCGCCAGCGCTCGTCACCGCATAGTCGCTGCCGCCATACACCCGCAGCCGGCTGCGGTCCGGTAGCCCGTCAACGTCCTGAATCCACTCGCGCTTGAAATAACTGCCATCATCCGGCGCCGGCCGGCCCTGATACAGAGCCGACCAGATGCGTGGATTACGCTGCGCCACTGCCACCATCTCAGCCGTAAACCACTCAGGCCACAGCCGGGCGCCAATCGGTCGCCCAAGGAGGTCGTCCGGGCTCTCCGATACCATCGGGATGTTCAAAACTTTCCAGCGGCCCGGCTCTTCCTGAAGCAAACGACCAACCAGGTCGTCCTCATGCCAGCGCGTGTTGATAATCACACACGACGCATGCGGCTTTAACCGCGGCACCGCATCCCCCATCCACCAGTCCCAGTGCTTGTCCCGGATGATCTTGCTGTCAGCGTCCTCCGCAGAACGTAAATAATCGTCTACAATCAGACAATCCGCCCGCCGCCCCGACAGCGCTCCACCAACACCCGCCGCAAAATACTCCCCGCCCTCACTCGTCTCCCACCGACCAGCCGCCGCACTGTCCGCCGCAATCTCAAACCCAAGCAATTCACTATGCTCCGAAATCAAATTGCGAACCCGCCGACCCCAGCGCTCCGCTAACTCAACCGTGTGAGACGCCGCAATCAGAAGATTCTTCGGATGATTCGCCAAATACCAGGGCGGGAATAAAACAGAGGCGTACGTGCTCTTCGCACTGCCAGGCGGAAGCGTCAGAATCAGACGATCATTCCGCCCCTCGCTTACCGCCTCCAACGCCGCAATGATAATCCGATGATGTAACGCCGGCTCAAAACCACACAACTGCGCCCACTCAACCAAACTCTCCCGAACCAGATAATGCCGGAAATCCGGCAACAGCGCCCGCAACTCCGCCTCATGCTCCGGTAACCACGCATCCGGCGGACGCGAACCACGAAGACGACCCAGCAATTCGGCAATCGTCCGAGGCATCGGAAATTCCTAATTCAAAATTATAATTTTTTTGGAAGCCGGACCCGGACGTGAATTGGCAAAAGCAAAATGAATGCCAGCGTCCTGTGTGGGGGGTCCCAGGGGTTTCGCTTTCCCCCACACAGCGGGGCCTACCCCCTGCCCCCACCGGGGTGTCTTGATCGAGGCAAGGGTGTCAGGGGCTAGGAGCGTGCTATCGTTTTTCCCGACGCGGCAACCGCAAGCTACCGTCAGCGGGGCTGTTTATAATGTTAGTGGCGGGCATCCTGAATATGATGAGCAGGATCGGGCCCATAAGGTACTCATCGCCGGGGCCGTCAGTGTTCACAGCCAGCCGCGTCACCCTCCTCATCGGCCGGGCACTTGTTTGGCAGTCAAAAGGTCCAATGCCTTCAAACCCTTATGGTGTAAGGGGTAGCATGGCAGCGCTAGGTCGCTAGGTAGCCCATAAGTAGCCAACGGCCTGATTTCGATACCATTCCGCCCAGCGGGCGCTCATGGCTCGTCCTCATCCTCAATCGGGTTGGACTTTAAGTCCAGCGTGGTCTGTGAAGCTTGCCCTTCGATCAGCGGCGCATTGGCCCGCGCAATAAGATCACGGAACCGCTCTGCGAACTCCTCGATCGAGAGCCGATGCGAGACGTTGACTTTGAGCTCTTTCGGCAAAAGCCCGGCCGCAACCCGCAGGTAAGTCGAAGGATCGTCGCGCCAGACGCGATCGATTGCGACCGCGCCCTTTTGCTCGAAATGCTTGACGAACTCGTCGACCAGCGCGAACTCCAAATCGCGCCTAGTTCCGGGCTTTCGACCGTTTCCGCCTTTATAGCCCTTCAAGAATCGGCCGGTCTTGGGATTGCGTCCTTCAAGGGGCTTTTCGTCGGGCTGTCTCTCAGGAAAGGCGAGCTTTCTGATGGGTTTGCTCGCGGCCATTGACCCATTTTCCGGGACTGCTGTTTTGACAGTCCTCACGATTATGCTGCGTCGTCAAGCTCTGCACCTCAATTTTCTGTTGTCG